GCTGCTTCAATTATCCATGTTGGATTCCCCGAAGTGTGTAAACGACATGTTAAATGTTCGGGTTAGAGCCAGCCATATGAGAGATCTGCCTAAGTTTAATATAATGTTTAAAGAAAGTAAATACAACTTACCGATAAATATGAATAAATCAAAATTAAGAGAACAATTAAAAATTGATGAAGGTGTTAGATACGAAATATATAATGACCATTTAGGTTATGCTACTTTTGGTATAGGTCACTTGGTTACACCAAGCGATGAAGAGTATGGTCAAAAATTAGGCACACCAGTATCTGAAACCAGGGTTAATGAAGTTTTTGATAATGATATTGAAAAATATATTAATGAATCTAAAAAAGTATTTGATAATTTTAATGAATTACCAGATGAAGCTCAACAAGTAATTGTTAATATGTGTTTTAATTTAGGTTCTACAAGATTAAGTAAGTTTAAAAAGTTTATATCAGCAATAAAAAAAGAAGATTGGAAGACCGCTTCAGCAGAAATGTTAGATAGTAAATGGGCTACACAAGTTGGTGATAGAGCAAAAAGATTAAGTGAAAGAATTAAAAATATTAGTTGAAATACAAAAAATTGGAGACAGATTAATAAGTTCGCCGATATTTACATGAAGTATTCAGAATAAATATAATAATATTATAAGGGAGTTAATTAATGAGTAATCAATATGAAATTAGCCTTTTCCCGTTTCAACAAGAAGTTTTTGATAATGAATCTAGATTTAAAATAGTTGCTGCAGGCCGTAGAACAGGTAAATCTTATTTAGCCTCTGTTATGGCTTACAGTCATTGTTTAGAGCACAGAAATCAGAGAGCAATATTAATAGGGCCGACAGTCTCTATGATTAGAGAGTCTATGTGGACAACACTTAAAAATATTGTACATTTTTCTCATTTGGAAGGTTTGCCAAGAGAAATGGATCTAGAATTAAGATTTATAAACGGATCTAAACTATCATTAAAAGGTTTTGATAGACCTGATGCTTTAAGAGGTATTTCACCATCACCTACATTTATTGTGTTAGATGAATTTGCTTTTATTAAACAAAATGCATTTACAGAAGTAGTTTTGCCTATGGCAACCGATCCTAATAGAAAAGCTAAAGTACTTATAATTAGTACACCAAAAGGTATTTCTAATGATTTTTATCAGTTGTTTAATAAGGGCCAAGAAGATAATCCTTTGTGGAAAAGTTGGCAATTTACTGCTGAAAAAGTAAGACCGGATATGAAGGAAGAAATAGAATTAGCCAGGTCTACATTGGACTTAAAAACATATCAACAAGAATACTGCGCAACCTTTTCTTCTACAGGTGATAGTGTATTCTACAATTTTAATAGAGAAATAAATGTATCAGATAATCTTACACCATTAGGTGAAGACGAACCTGTTCACATTGCAATTGACTTTAACGTCAAGATAATGGCAAGTAGTGTATTCGCTAAACGTGGAGATCAACTACATTGTCTAAATGAATTTTATGGTTCTGCTGATACCCATCAACTTATTCGTAAGATAAAATCAGTATATAAAAAGCACGATATTACTGTATATCCAGATGCTTCTGGTAATGCAAGAAAGACATCTGCAACCACAGGTGTTACTGACTTTTCATTACTAAGAAATGCTGGGTTTAAAGTATGTGCTCGTAGTAAACAACCGCCTATTATAGATAGCGTTAACTGTGTTAATCATCTATTAAAGGATGCTAATGGTATGACCAGATTGTACTTCAGTAAAGATGTTACAAGAACAATAGCTTCTATGGAAACAACATCCTGGAAGACAGGTTCTAGTAATGGTATGGATAATGCTTTCATAGATAAATCTAAGGGAGCAGAACATTTCTCTGATGGAGTAAGATATATATGTGAGTACCTTTATCCTATAAATAAAACTAAACCGTCTGTTATCCGTGATAAGAGTTGGAGCTTTTAGTAAGGCGTTGTATGCTTCAAATAAACCAAACAAACAGTATTGTTTAATTAGATTAATCAATAAATCAAACAAGATAATTGATTACCAAAAGTCTAATAAAATCAACACTTTTGTGTATCAGGATTATATTAAATAGTAACCAAATAATCCTGTGGCAGTCAAAAGTTTTTTAGAATTATTCTAAAGTAATACCGCCTAAAGCCTTAAGCCAAGAGGATTACAGTAGAATCTTGTAGGGTTATATGCATAGCCTGCAGAATTATATGTAACTTCATGGCGTTATACAGCTTGAACCTCCCTGGCCTATGGCCTTAGGGGTAGGTTGGCTATAGGCTATGGGGGTATGACCCCCTTTTGCTGCCTGGCGGCCTTGACCAAACGCAGATTTGGGCAAACAAAAATTATTTCGATACCGAAATACGCCAATCAAAACTTATTTTACAACCGAGCCAAACGTTTTGGTTCATCTTAATGTTTAGGAATAACACAATATGTCAATTAAATATAAAAACAGCTCTATAGTTAAGTCTACAGAAGCTGCCAAAGGCCCAGGATATCCTAATGATGAATATCTGAGTCAAGTAAACGAATGGAAACGAAACAGAGCAATTATTCAAGGCCCATCATATACTAAAGATTATGATACTGTGCCTTCAAGTGATAATTTATTACTTCCGTTTAATCCCACAATGACGCAAGAGCAATATGATTTTTACAAAGCTGAAGCTGAGGTACCAGGTGTATCTAGTGAATTTTGTAAAATGATAATAGGTGGTTTATTAAGAAAACAACCTTTGCTAGAAATTACTGGGGCTCCAGAAGGAGCTAAGCAATGGATATTAGATGATATAGGATCTGATAAAAGTAATCTTATATCATTTTTAAGCACTGCTTTATGGGAAGAATTACAAACATCAAGAGCATTTATTCAAATAGATTTTCCTGTTGTAGATTTAGAAAGTTTAACACCTTCTGAAAGAAAAGAAGTTAAACCTTATCCTATATTACATCATGCTGAAAATATTGTTAATTGGTCTGTTGATACTGATTATAAAGGTCAAGTAAAATTAAATAGAATAATTACCAGATATTTTACACTTGAAGACCATCTAAATAGTCCGTTTCATCCAAAATATGTTGATACTGTACAAGTTCACAAATTAGATGAAAAGGGTTTATATGTAATTGACACATATTATAGAAATACATCTGATACACCTTCATTTATTGATGGTGGAATTGATTATGCATTTGATCAATTAACAGATGATTGGATTTTAAAAAATACTAATACAAATTTATTTCAAAATGGTAAAAGAATGGATTATATACCATTTTTTGCATTAAATGGTTCAATTGATACAGTTGACCCTTTAATGACTGCTATTGTAAATAGAGAAATTGCTTTATATAATAAGATTTCAAGAAGAAACCATTTATTATATTTAAGTGCAACCTATACTCCAGTTGTTAAATCTGATTCATTAACTGATACAGAAAAAAATGATTTAGTAAAACAAGGATTAGGTACTTGGTTATTTGTTAATAAAGATGATACTGTTGAAACATTACAAACACCAACTAATGCTTTAAAAGATATGGAAGAAGCTATTAAAGGTGGATATGATGAATTAACGAGAATTGGTGTTAAAATGTTAAGTTTAGAGCCCAATAATTCCGATCAATCCGGTGTTGCCTTAAGCTTAAGAAATGCTGCACAAAATGCGGCACTTGCAAGCTTAAATGCAAAAATATCTGAAAGCATGAAAAAAATTATAAAACATCTTATAAATTGGAGATATGATGTTAATATATCTGAACAAGATATAAGATTTAATTTATCATCTGACTTTAATGCTACTCCAAGAGGAAGTGATTGGATGAGATTAATTACTGAATGGTATCAAAATGGATTAATTCCAAGATCAACATTCTTAGAAGTTGCTAAAAATAATGATGCAATTCCTACAGATTATGATGACACTATTGGAAATGATGAAATATCTCAAGACAATCGTATTATTTCTCCAAGAGAGCAATATGAACAAGAAATAAACGTTATTCAAGGTAATACTAATACCGAGAATTAATGAAAGGGGGATGCTATGAAATGGCGTCACTTTAATTCATTAATCTTAATTTTAATGCTCCTTTTTGCTTTATGGCAAGGGGGGCATTTTAATGGGTTATGAAAGGATTCAAATGCACAATGATTAATAATGATACTGTAGTGACTGCTAGTTTATTTGGGATAACAGCAGGCATAACTACGCAATCTGTATTTGCTATAATAGTTGGAGCGATAGCCGTTGGGGTTGTCCAACCATTTTTTAGAGTATTATGGACTAAAAAACTAAACCAAATTAAAAATAATAAATGCCCTTCTTGTAAAAGAAGAAGGAAACGAAGATAATGAAACGTCAGCATAATACAGCTTTAATAGCTTTATTGGGAACAATACTTTTAGGGTTGTCAACTTATGTATTAATGACAATAGTAGAATTACAAGTTCACTTAGGAATGTTAAGTGAAGAAATAATGTCGGTTGATAAACAAATTGGAAGAATTTACAATCACATAGATAGATTAACATCAAAATAAAATATTAAATAAATGAAATATATATTGTATACAAGTTTAGCAATATACTTAATGTCAATAACTGTACTTGCTGTTGAAGCATACTCAGTTTTATAAAAGGATAATGAATATATGATAGTAGAAGATAGAGATAATTTACTCACAGATTTTGGTAAAACAACATTGAAAGATAGATATTTATTACCAGAAGAAAATAGCCCACAAGAATCATTTTTAAGAGCAGCAAAAGCTTTCTCTGATAATGATGAAATGGCACAAAGAATTTATGATTATGCATCTAAACTATGGTTTATGTATTCAACACCTATATTAAGTAATGGTGGCACAGAGCGGGGTATGCCAATATCTTGTTTTTTAAATTATGTCGGAGATAGTAGAGAGGGTTTAACTGAACATTATACAGAAAATGCTTGGTTAACATCTATTGGTGGTGGTATTGGTGGTTATTGGGGTCATATTAGATCTGATGGAACTAAAACATCTGGTGGATCTCAATCTTCGGGATCTATACCCTTTTTAAAAGTTGTAGATTCAGAAATTATGGCATTTAGTCAAGGCAAAACTAGAAGAGGTAGTTATGCAGCATATATGGATATATCACATCCAGAAATATTAGAATTTTTAGATATAAGAAAACCATCAGGTGGAGATATACATAGAAAATGTTTAAATCTTCATCATGGAATAAACATTACTAATAATTTTATGGAATTAATTGAAAAATGTATTAAAGAACCAACATACGATGATACCTGGAATTTAATTGATCCACATACAAAAGAAATAGTTAAAAAAGTTTCAGCTAGAGATTTGTGGCAAAAAATACTTGAAAATAGAGTAGCCACTGGTGAGCCGTATATTTGTTATATTGATCATATTAATGATGGATTACCTGAACAACAAAAGAAATTAGGTTTATCAGTTAAACATTCAAATTTATGTACTGAAATTACATTACCAACTGATGAAGATAGAACAGCTGTTTGTTGTTTATCAAGTGTTAATTTAGAAAAGTATGACGAATGGAAAGATGATAAATTATTTATTTCTGATCTTGTTAGATTCTTAGATAATGTATTACAAAGTTTTATAGATAATGCTCCTGATAGTGTATTTAAAGCTAAGAATAGTGCTATACAGGAAAGATCTATTGGACTTGGCGCAATGGGTTTTCATGCTTATTTACAAAAAAATAATATTGCATTTGAATCTGCTATAGCAAAAGCTAAAAATAAAATAATTTTTAAACACATTAAAGATGAAGCAGTAAAAGAATCAAAAAGATTAGCTATAAAAAGAGGTGAAGCTCCGGATATGGAAGGTACTGGAATGAGAAATGCTCATTTACTTGCCATTGCCCCTAATGCTTCAAGCTCAATTATTTGTGGAACAACTTCTCCAAGTATTGAACCATATAGAGCTAATGCATATGTTCAAAAAACTATGTCAGGTTCTTTTCTTGTTAAAAATAAATATTTAGAACAATTGTTGGAAACAAAAGGTATAAATAATGAAAAAACTTGGACTTCTATTTTAGCTAATCGTGGTTCAGTTTTACATTTAAAAGATTTATCAGATTATGAAAAAGATGTATTTAAAACTTCGATTGAAATTAACCAACAATGGATAATTGACCATGCTGCTGATAGACAAGAATATATTTGTCAAGGTCAATCATTAAATGTTTTTGTACCAGCTGATGTAAATGTAAAAGAATTACATGATATTCATATGTTAGCATGGAAAAGAAAATTAAAAACATTATATTATTGTAGATCTGAAGCAATTAAACGTGCTGAATTAGTAAGTTTGAAAGTTGAAAGAACAATAATACCTGAAGCAGATTGTTTAGCTTGTGAGGGATAATGAAAAAGAAATTAACAGTAAATCAAAAATGGCGTCAACTGAAAAAACAAACAGAAGATGCCGGTATGGAAGTAAAAG